AATATTTCAGCGTGTGTGAAATCTGTGAAAGTATCTCCCTCAACGATAAAAAACTGTCCATCAAGTGAACGTCTAACAGTTTGAGCATTCTGTAATCCTGTGCAAAGTGAGTAATCAAATGTATCTACTTCGCTTATTGGTCTAATGTCGTATCCCATTATTTTTTATTTATTAGTTATTAATTAGGGTACTGCTTACCTGCACCCGAGTTGTATAATTCTGTTACTTCTGATGGTATTTTTACTGCATTAAATATAGATACTTCGTCTATTATACCACCAAAGTAATTCAATCCAGATGGTGGTAATCCAATATTAAAATTTGCACTTGTTGAAGTGCTACCTGTCAATGTATTATTTATTGTTGTTAATGATTGATTTACACCATTAAAGTACACTTTTAAACCTGACACATCTTTAGTCCCGTCATAAGTAATACAAATGTGAGTCATAGCAGTAGTAAGAGAATTAACAGTATCTATTCTTAATAGATTAGTTGATACATTATTAGATAGTGCAAATCGTAATTTACCACTAATCATAAATATTAAATAACCAGTATTACTACCTGACCATTTTCCCATAATAGCTCTGTCAGTTAAAGTTGTATTTTGAACCCAAAAAGAAAAACTAAAAGGTGTACTAGCATCGAAGTCTAATACATTCCCTAAATCAACATAATCATTAACCCCATCTAAAATAAAACCTTGATTAATTATACCAGTGCCATAAGTCGTACCGTTAACAAGTGTTCCGTTGTAAGTACCTAAAGCATCGTTTGGAGTACTATCAGCAGTGTAATATGCTTGTAAACCATTCCAAAGAGGGTTAGCACCACCACCACCACCAATAAACAACCTATTACTAGGTGAAATCATATTTCCGTAACCGTACATCATTAACCTAAGATTAAAGCAACCGAACCACTTGTTAATGTAATACCTGAAAACTTAACACCATCTAAAGGTCTAATGTATGCACCAGCTTTAACCGCAGTTGCTGGGGTTGAAACGTAAGAACTTAAAGCATCTACACCACCTACTTTTAAAGTTGCTATTACTGTATCTTCTAATACAAAAACACCATCAATTACTTTTGTTGCCTCCGTTGTGTCGTTAACAATGTACACTCCTTTGTTTGCTACTAACTTATCTAAATTTGGTAAACTCATTTTTTTTTATTTTATAACGTTATTATTCTATAATTAATATATATATCTATGGTACTATCTCCTACTGTTGCATCTGTACCCGTTAAGACAAAGTTTAAAGCCTTATTGTCTACTATTTGAGTAGTCGTTGAGCTTATTTGGTCGAACTTCCTAAAAACGTTAGATGTTCCATTAAGAATCCCAGCACTCCTAAATTGTTCTGTAGTAGCAGTATTTGTAATTAACTCAAAAGTTGAAGAACTACTATCAAAAGCAGTAGCACCATATTTAAAGTTGTACATTGCACTAACTACCTCAATAGCAAAACCAGAACCCGGAGCATCAATTAAAGAAACAGGAACAGTTCCAGCATTTGTTATTTGCACCGCTGCTAAACTTATTTTCTTATTCAAAATAAAACCACTACCACTTAGACTTTTAGTATCATAAGTTGCACCGTTCCATTCTGAAACCTCTAATAAGTCTAAAGGTTGTAACTCTGTTGTTTTTGCTGTTAAATCACTTATTCTTTTTAGTGCCATTGATTTTCTTTAGATATAATTCTAATTTCTTAATGTTCTCTTCTTTAACTTTATATTTGCTCTTTTGTTTCATATATACCAATTAGTAAACGAATCACTACCATGATTTGGGTAAATATCGTTTTGAGTGTTACTTGTGTATTCAGGAAATGAAGATTGGTTGTACACCATATAATCTACAAATCTTTGAGCATAATTATCTGCTAAACTTTTTGACTTTTGAATTAAAAAATCCACCTCATTTTTCTCTACACTTTCAGCATTCTCAGAAGTACTTTTATAAACACCTTTGTTCGTAACGTTGTAAGCTGCGAATGGTAGATATTCAGTCATTGCAAAATGAATTAACATTGGCTTCACATACGTTTCTAATAACGTTAAATAAACACCAGTTAATGTACCCGCTGTAATATCAGTTTTCAACTTGTTAAGTAAGTCTGTGCCTAAGTAAGATTGAATATGAATGTCCTGAGCTATTTTAACGAATTGTAATAGCTTGTCTACATCGAGGTTTCCATCTACAAAAGTAAATCGTTTTAAATCTATTGGTTGTATAAGTAGTGCTTCTGCCATTATTTTACATCTTTTGGTAAATTCTTATTGTTTGGACTAAAACCTTTCAAAGGTAAATTTTTAGGGTACACACTAACCTCAAAAGGATTAGTAACTTTAAACCCTTTTATCTCTGCTGCTCTTGTACCTATTTTTTTAAACTCGTCTGAATCTTCGTTAATATCCAGCATCATAGTTACTCTTTTCCAGCGATGTCTG